TCGGTGTCGCAACGAGTGCGCCATTGCTGCTGCAACAACGCGCAGCCGACCGGGTCCTCGTCGCAGACAGGCGGGGCGTCACACGTCTCGCCGCCCGAGGCCGTACCGCCCTCACCGTCACCGTCGCCGTCGCCGTTGCCGTCGCCCTGTTCCGCCACAGGCTGCGTCGGTGTCGCGGGATCGGTCGAGCCCGGTCGATTCGGATTCGCGCCGGAGTCACCTGCCGGCCGCGCCGAGCCGCCTACGGTGTCACCGTTGTAATAGTCGTATTCGTTGTCCGTGTCGGGATCGCGAATCTCGTCGTCCGGTTCGGCCGGATCGCCCGGCGTGCCGCTGTCCGGCACAGGAGGCATCGGTGCACTGTCGCCGCAGTAACGCGCGCCGTCATCGCCGATCCAACACTCATCGTCTTCGACACGATCCAGACAGACCTGCTCATCTTCGTAGAAGCCGCAGTCCGTTTGGTCGTTGTCGTCCTGCTTATTTTCGTGGCAGTACTCGTAACCCGCGTCCGACTCCTCGCAGTTCTCCCCCTGGGTATTATCTTCCACCGGCGGCGCTTCAGCACCCGTCCCGTCCGGACACGTCCCGCCGCCGAGCCGGATGCTTGCGACCCACTCGTACGAGCCGGCCCCGTTTTTATTGAGCCCCGGCCCTGTCTTGTAGACGCCCGTCACAACACACTCCGTGTCGCTGTCCGACATCGGAAGACACTCCGGCACCTGACCCGCCGCGTCGTTCCAAGTCGGCGCGACGATGGTCGCGTGCGTCCACATATCTTCGCCCGACTGCGCCTCATCCCGCGCCTCGCCGACCGAAACATCCTCGCCGCCGCAATCCGCCTCGTCGCCGGGCGGCGGATCGCACGCGGTCGCCGTCACAGGGATGCGCAAATTCGTGCCGCGATTCGTCCCCGGCGTACCACTTCGCACCCACTGCATGCAGGCCGTGATGTAGCCGCCGCTCACCGTGCCCGAACTAATGATCGTCGGCCCCGTGATCGTCTGCGGCGAGTAGAACGCCACCAGGTCGATCCCGTACTGCGCGGCCATCGCTTCAAAAGACGAAAAAGACCCCGGCGCATACCCCGTCGACTGTTTGGTGCCGCAGCTCGACCCCGCCGTTTCTTCGACGGGCCCGCTCGGCGAGTGCGTCTCCGGCCAGTTCTGCGTCGTCGGACAATCCACCGCCCAAGCCGGCTCCGTCGCCAGCAACACGAGCAGCGCATACAACGCAAGCTGCCCCGCGCCAAACACGATCCGCCAGAACCAATCCACGGCCGGATCGTTCAATCGCGGAACATCAGCCACAACGCCCCCAGAATTGCGATGAGCAAAATCCAACCTTCCATGCGACCTCCCCTCCGGTTGGAAAGAAAGGCCCGAACGGTCTGTGCAACCGTCCGGGCCAGGTAGATCACATCGCGCGACGAACCCACTTGAACGCCTTGATGGCGACGATCAGCAGGAGCACCGCACCGCCGATCAGCGTGACCGGAGTCACCTGAGCGCCGATGTCATCAACCACGTCGCCGACATCGACCGCCGATGCCATCGACACGAGCGGGAGCAGAGCTCCCGCGACTGCATAGCCCAACTTCTTCATCACGATTCCTCCAACATTTTGCGAATGAAACGAAGACACATACCGAGAGCCCACAACCCCGCTATTGCGGCAGCGATGAGCCCACCCTCTGCCAGCGTGAGAGAAGGCAACCACCCCTCCTCACCCCCACCGCCACCAGTCGCTTCCCCACTTGTCCACAGCGCGTTAGGAACTTGTTGCATTACCAAGCCCGTATCTGCGAGCCAACCCGCGTGATCGCCCTGATAATTCGACGCCGCGTAAAAAGGCCCGTCCGAACACGACGCCTCGTCCACATCCACGCAGACATACAGCGCCGACCACGCCCACTGAAACCCCGTATCGCAACTACCCCATGCCCCGACCGAGCCCGTTTCATCGGACTCGTCTTGCTGCCAACAAAACGTAGGCATCACGTCACCTCAAAACGCAGGAGACGCGCACTGCATGATCGCGATCCATGATCCGGCCACCGTGCGCGCCCCCTGCGGGGGATCAAGATACTTTCGCCAACGCCGCCTTCAGCGGCACGAGGTCGAGCCGCCCGAGTTGCAGCGCGCCGTAGTCACCGACGAAGTACGAATCAGCCCCAAGCGTGTACTCACCAATTGCGAACGGCGGCTTGCCGTCCTGCAACGTCAACCGAACCTTTCGCCGCTCACCGTTCGCCAGATCGATCCACCCTTCCTGCTCGGTGATGGAGTACGGCTTCCCCTTGCCACTGGTCCCAGACTTGTTCGTAGTCTGGGTGCTCTTTACAGCGATAATCAGCATCGGACTTCCTCCAAGAAACAAATGACATACCGCCCGTCCGACGCCCTGCAGACGTCGAATTTATATGGCGAGCGGAAGATTTCCCCCGTCTGCGAACAGACGAAGCCTACGAACGCGACCCGCCTCGGGAGCTGCGTTTCTTCCGTGCACCGCTCCAGCCAAACCGGGAGCCGTGCACGTCGGACCTGATGGTTCTCATCGCCCGCGTTTGAGCATCCAAAAAGCCTTGCGCCTTTTGGAATCTCGCCCGCAGCCGAATCGTCCAACCCTTTAGAGGCATACTTGACCAAGTAACCGACCGGCGAGCGCGCACGCTCGATACGAGAGAGGCCCGCCACCCACCATCCAGCCTTATCAGGCTTGGGTAGCTGGACTCGCTTCGGAAGCCACAGCAGCACGTGGTAATGAGGAGCCCCCCGTTGGGTGAGTTCCAAAACCCACTGATAGCGGACAACCACTCCCCGACGGGCGCACCACTGGCGAGTCCGTCGGATGAACTCGGACACGTGCCTCGGGGACCACAGCACGTCCGGTCGATAAGTGAGCGTGACAAAGGCCGCATAGTGCCGACCCCCTCCAGATTCGATGCCTTGACGCGCAGCTTCAGCCGACCGGACGACAATTCGCCGCATGCGACGCACACGGCGTTGACGGTTAAGACCGCGATAACAGTCCGCTCGGTTCCAGTCGTTTGTGCCATGTCGGTGAGTCCGCGTGTTACTTGTTACCTTTACGACAAGCCCATGCGGCCGGGGGCCGGGCTGCGCCCGGCCTCCCGTCCGCTGAGTGTTGGCGACGATGGACGAAGCCATCAGCGGTCCCGCCGCACGAGAGCAACCGGCCGGAACCCGCCGCAGTAGCATCGGAGACATTCCCGCCCCGCCACGCGGCCCTCGGCGATGTGCTCACCCAAGGTGTGCTGGCAGCGGCAGACCTTCGACAGATCCGGGGCATACCGGCCTGTCGGCCGCTCGCGATCGCGATCGCCCCTCACGGGCAGTACGCCCGAAACGAGTAGATGTGACTCCGGTTCCGGTCCTCCTGGCCGGACACCTTCACGTCCCACCCATCCCGAGCGAGCAAACGCCCGATGTAGAGCGCGTTCGCTAACCCGTCTTCCGTGGCTGTTAGGTAGTGATCGCCCGCAGAAGCGAGCACCAAGAATTCGCCGTCGAGCGATGCACTGATCGGCTTTAGGACTGCTGACATACAGGCCCCCAACTTTCTTGGAGAGGTTATAGTTCAACCCCTTTCCCTAAGTCAAGGACTTTACGCCATGCCCCTTTACATGTTCGGGTGTACAGTGCCTCCCGTGACCACCACCACCGCGCTGCTGGACCGCGTAAAACAGGTCCACAAGCTGCCGAGTGATTACGCCCTCGCGAAAAAACTCGGCGTCACCCACAACGCCATCAGCAATTACCGCAGCGGTAAAAGTTCGCCCGCACCGGAAGTATCGGCAGCAATAGCCGAATTCCTCGGGCAACCGCCGCTCGAGATTGTGGCAATGATCGAATGTGAACGAGAAGCAGGCAAAGAAAACCCGCGCCCGTGGGTTATGGACCTGTGGAACCGCTACTGCCCGCGCCTACTTCCGGCGATTGTTGCTGCGTCAATCGCGACCGGAGGAGTAGTCGGACGCGGCACCCAAGTGCCCTTCATCGGCCATCCGCCGATGCGACAATCTATACATTATGCGCACTGGCTCTTTAGGCGAGCTAAAGAATGGTTTTCCAGTGCCAAAGGCACCCGGAGTCTGTTCGCGCCTTCGGCGCTACGGAACGGATTCGACCGTTGGAGTCATCCCCGGACTTGCACCGCCCCCTGAGACAACGCCGTCCGAAGGGGCGGCGAGCCCAGGTGTGTACGGCTGGTAGTTCGGATACCGACCCTTGCCACCTGGATCGAACGCCCCCGATTTGAAGTAAGCGATGCACTGACGGTGCTCCAGCGGAATCACCGTACCCTGCTGACTCGTACACTCACACGTCGAGCGCGTGCCGATCTTCATCAACGAACAGCCCGACACCTTCGGCGCTGCCGATACCTGAACCGCGTCCGCATAAAACGGCGCAGTAAACGGAATGCCGGGAATCTGTTCATCGAACGCCTCTGGAATGATTCGGCCCTTGAGCCATTGCGGTTGAAGGTGCGGCGGGGGAACCGCGGCCAGATCCGTTGACGAGCTGGAGATCGACACCGGCTCCTCGGCCTTGGCCATGAGCTTCGATCCCGCCATCCACCCGAAGGACACGATGCCAATCACCGACGCCGCCAGGATGGCGACGGGCTTGAGCGGGAAATCCTTCTTCTTCCCGACGTCGACCTCGGCCGACCGGTAATACTCAAACGCTTTCTTGTCGAACGGGATCACCTTCGTGAGCGCGTCCTTCATCACCGAGCGATCCTGAGGATTGACGCATTGCTCCCACTGATGTCACGTCGATGCCTCCCGGCCGAACTTCCGCACCATGTGAAAATGCCGCCCGACCAGCTTCCGAACGTTGATGTCGATCAGCTGCGGATGCTGCGTGATCAAAATCACGTCCCAGCCGTGGTGCCGATGCGTCTCGAATGCCGCGATGTAGTCGGGAACCGCCGCGCCCTGCTTACGCGGAGGAAACGCCTTCTGGCATTCATCAATGACGATGATCGAGCCCGGAGGCGCGACCTCGTGCCACCTACGCGGGTCGTCGAGTTCGACCCAATCCAGCGCCAGGTCGGGTATGCCGTGGTAATACACCGGCCGCTTGAGGACTTTCCGAAGGTCCTCGACCACCGAGAATGAGCGTAAGGTTTTGCCGTTGCCCGGCTGCCCCGTAATCAGATAAATCTTTGCGTCTGAGACCGCCATTGCTTGCCCTCAACCACGCGCGACAGTCTGGGCACGACTCCAGGTGAGTTGCCCACTTGGCGCCGAGCGGTCGTCCCCGTCGCCCTTGCCTCACAACGTATCGCGCCCTGCTTCAATGGTGGCGTCGTACTCACGCTGCTCCCGCTCATTCCACCAGTCCTCCACCGACTCATCCGACAGCGTGTAGCGAATCCACTTGAACGCCTTGATCGCCACCCAGAGCAGCAGCACCGCACCGCCGATCAGCGTGACCGGAACCACCTGCGACACAACCTCCGTGACCACCGCGTCGACATCAATCGCCGCCATCGCACACCTCCAAAGCCCAAGTAAACACCGACCAGCAGCCCACAACGTACAACGCGACGATGATCGCCACCGCGTGCCACGCGTCCGGCGACAAGATCACTGTAGGGTCAGGCAGATCACCCACGTTGCGTCCCGGCAGAATTCCAAACATGAATCGCTGATAGGCATCGACCACGGCCGGAGCGAGCACAACGCACGCCAGGACGCACGTAAGGCCCGCCACGACGAGATCAGCCCCCCGGTAGCTTCGGGGTCCACTTGGCACGCGTAATCGCTCCTGTGGCCGCATTCAGCCCCTTGAAGAACAGCACGGCCCCACCCGCAGAAAGCACAATCTGAATTGCGTCATCGACGCGCGCCATGCCGAGAATGATCAAGATACTTTCCGAGGTCGCGTTGAGATTCGTCGCGACCGCCGCCTGCGCCGTGTCCCACAACTCGCCGACGCCCAGGTACGTGACCGAGGCCACCCCGATCCCGACGAGCAACCGAACCGCGAGCGGCACAATGACCGTCGCCAGCGCGGCCCAAATTGCAGCAGCAAGAGGCAATGCCATTTAGATTCCTTTGACGAGCATCAAGCCCGCGATCAGATACCCGAGTGCCAGCACGAACGGACCGAACAGGAGCGCCATGTCGCAGCCTGCCGCCCAGACATCCAGGTCGATTGATTGCCCCATCACGGTGATATCGAGCGGAGCTGGACACGCGCCGACGGAACCGATGGAGCCCTCAGCGTCCAGCCCGCCAACATCACCGCCGCCCTCACCTTCGCCCAGCTCGCCGCCGATTTCGCCTTCGGTGAATACGCCGCTCCCGTCGGTT